AACAAAGTGACAAAAACACTTTTAGTTGATGGTAATAACCTTTTGAAAATTGGGTTTTACGGGGTAAAGGAGTATTATCATAAAGGTGAACACATCGGAGGTATTTATCATTTTTTAAATACCCTCCGACGGTTCATACAAGAACAAAACTTTGATAAGGTAGTTGTATTTTGGGACGGTGATTCAAACTCATCGGCACGGAAACTCATATATCCCAAGTATAAAGAAAATAGAACCTCAACCGAGACAGACCAAAAGAAGGAATCCTTTTACAAACAAAAAGAACGAATCAAACAATATTTGGAAGAAATGTTTGTAAGACAGGTTGAAGTTAATAACAACGAGTCAGATGATTTAATTGCGTATTATTGTCATATATCTGAGGATGAACAAAAAACAATATTTTCATCAGATAGGGATTTAACACAACTAATTTCAGAAAAGGTCTCTGTATATTCACCCCAACAAAAAAGAACATATAAGGTGGGTGATATGATTAAAAACAAGGACTTGGAGTTTCCCCACTATAACATCAAAACCACCAAAATTCTATGTGGTGATACATCAGATAATATCGATGGTATTAGATATTTGGGAGAAAAAACCCTTGTCAAATTATTTCCTGAGATACTTGAAAATCCAATCACCTTTAGTGATATTTTGTCAAAAGCAGAACTCCTCCTCAAAGAGGACAAAGAAAACACGGCTCTTAAAAATCTACTCACAGGTAAAACAAAAGAAGGAATTTATGGTGAAGAATTTTTTGTGATTAATCAAAAGATAATTGATTTGTCTGAACCACTTATCACAGATGAAGGTAAAACTATTGTAGAGGAGTATTACAAAGAAACCTTGGACCCTGATGGTAGAGGTTATAAGAACCTAATCAAAATGATGATGGATGACGGAATATTCAAGTTCCTACCTAAAACCGATGACGCATGGGTAGAGTTTTTAAGACCAATAATGAAACTAACAAGAAAAGAAAAAAAGAAATTCAAAAATCAAAAAAACTAATTATGAAAGAACAAGATTCAACCAAGTTGGAGTTTTTACTCAAAGTTAATGGAAACATTATCGTACAACGATTTTTTAACGTTAGGGGTTATAACCACAAGGCTCGTAACTCTATGGAATTACACGATTATATTTCGGAGTTTATCGATGGGTTTAGAAATGACTTGCGAGTAAGAACAGCTTCATATATGTTGGACAACATGTATGACATTTATGAGAATCCACAGATTATGGAAACATCAATTACTGATGGTCCCGAGAGTTTTTCACTTATGATTAAAAACGGAGATAACGTATTATACAATCGTTACTTGGACGCGAAGATTTACCCACCAAAAGTAAGATACACCGTAGACCTTCGTCCAAAATTAAAGTCCATTCTGAACACTCTGACCGAGATTTTTTCAACAAAAAAATTAACTTTAGAATATTCGGATTATAGTTTAGATGTCTAATATTTATCAATACATCAAGAGAATTTTATATGGCGGCGGAAAAGAATTTTGAATATTTAGGACAATCATTTCAGTTACAATTACTTAATCAGATTGTTGTAGACAAAGAATTCGCCCATTCTATTGTTGATGTATTTGAACCCAACTATTTTGAAAACAAATACTTCAAAATCATCATCCAAATGATTAAGGAGTATTATTCAAAATACGAAGTCACACCCTCATTTGAGACACTAAATCAGATAACAAGAAGTGAATTACCACAAGAGATGGTAGCCAAAGTAGTTCTTGATACGATTAAGAAAATCAAAGATACCACAGTTGAAGGTGGGATGTTCGTTCAGGAAAAAGCATTGAAGTTTTGTAAACAACAAGAGGTTTCAAAAGCGATGCAAAAGGCTCAAAAAATCATCGATGGCGGGGAGTTCGAGAGTTATGACTCAATCGAGGAATTGTTCAAATCAGCATTACAAGTAGGTGAAAGAGAAACATCTCTAATGGATGTGTTCTCAAACTTGGATGAGGTATTGAACGAAGATTACAGACACCCAATTCCTATGGGAATACCAGGAATTGACAAATTGTTAAAAGGTGGTTTGGCAAAAGGAGAAATTGGTGTTATATTAGCACCCACGGGAGTTGGAAAATCCACATTCCTAACCAAAATTTCAAACCACGCTTTTAACTTGGGATACAATGTATTACAGATTTTCTTTGAGGACAACCCAAAGATTATTCAAAGGAAACATATTGTCTTATGGACAGGAATACATCCCGATGATTTGACATTCAAAAAAGAAGAAGTGTTGAAAAAAGTAAAAGAAGTAGAAGGAACTATGAAAAATAAGTTAATTTTGCAAAAATACGCTTCTGATACTTTGTCTATGAATCAAATCAAAAACTCGATAAGAAAACTAATCGCTGATGGTCAACCGATTGATATGGTATTGTTAGATTATATTGATTGTGTATTACCTGACAGACAATTAGAAGATGAGTGGAAAAGTGAGGGTTCTGTAATGAGGGGGTTCGAAGCGATGTGTCACGAACTATCTTTGGTAGGTTGGACCGCAACACAAGGAAATAGGTCATCTATTTCATCAGAGGTCGTAACCACAGACCAAATGGGAGGTTCGATTAAGAAAGCACAAGTAGGTCACGTAATTATCTCGGTGGCAAAAACATTACAACAAAAAGAGATGAAGTTGGCAACAATCGCCATTACAAAATCTCGTATCGGAGACGATGGTGTTATCTTTGAGAATTGTAAATTCGATAACGCACTATTAGAAATTGATGTAGAATCATCTACAACATTCTTGGGACATGAAGAAAACCAAGAAGAAAAACGTCGTCAGAGAATGAAAGAATTGATGGATAAAAGACAAGAAAAACAAAAAGTTAATTAATTATGGAACAAATTCTAAAAGAGAACCCTAACAGGTTTGTCATATTCCCTATTGAATATCACGACATATGGGATTACTATAAAAAACATCAGTCGGCATTTTGGACCGCTGAGGAAGTTGACTTGAGTGGTGATATTAGAGATTGGGAAAAGTTATCTGAAAATGAGAAATACTTTGTGAAAAATGTGTTGTCGTTCTTTGCGGCATCAGATGGGATTGTAAACGAAAACTTGGCTGAAAACTTCTATAGAGAAGTCCAGTATCCCGAAGCAAAGTTTTTCTACGGATTCCAACTCGCAATGGAAAACATTCACTCTTTGATGTATTCATTATTAATTGACACATATATTAATGACCCCAAAGAAAAGATGGAGTGTTTCAGAGCAATCGAACATTTACCAGCGGTTCAGAAAAAGGCAAATTGGGCTCTTAATTGGATTAAAAACGCATCGTTCCAAGAAAGATTGGTGGCGTTCGCAGCGGTTGAGGGTATCTTCTTTTCAGGGTCATTCTGTTCAATTTTTTGGTTGAAGTCCCGTGGTATCATGCAAGGATTGTGTAACGCAAACGCTTTGATATTCAAGGACGAAAACCTACACTGTGACTTCGCAATTCATTTATTTAACAATCATATAGAAAACAAAATATCAGAAAAACGAATCAAAGAGATATTGTTGTCGGCTTTAGAAATCGAGAAGGAATTTATCACCGAATCATTACCTGTTTCATTAATTGGTATGAACCAAAACCTGATGAAACAATATTTGGAGTTTGTTGTTGACGGACTTTTAGTTAAATTTGGATGTAAAAAAGAATTTAACGTAGAACAACCATTCAAGTTCATGGAACAAATAGCGGTTGAGACCAAAGGTAACTTCTTTGAAAGTAGAACAATCGAGTATCAAAAAGCAAAACTTAACGAGGCAATCTCATTTGATGAAGATTTTTAATTTATAAATTATGTCATTAACAATTATTAAAAAAGGTGGGGAAGAAGCGGCTTTCAACCCCACCAAAATATACAACCGTATTAAAAAGGCGTCTAAGTCACTTAACGTTAATTCAGATGAAATATTCATCAAAGTAATCACATCAGTTCCGACCGAAGGTAAAATTACCACGAAGGACTTGGATAAGTTGGTTTATGAGATTTCAGCGGCTTACACAGGTAGTCACTATGATTATAGTAGATTGGCGGCTACCGTAGCGATTTCATCCTATCACAAAGAAACCAACCCAAGTTTCTCAGAGGTTATGGAAAGTTTGAATAAGGAGGGTATAGTAAATGATGAGTTCATCACAACATTAAAGTTCTATGGTAAAGACAAAGTCGATGAGGTAATCAATCATGAATTGGATTACAACTTTGATTACTTTGCTTGGCGTTCTCTACAAGAGATGTATCTTCTAAAGAACTCAAATGGTGTGTCAGTTGAAAGACCACAACATATGTATATGAGAGT